GGCTAGAGCGACGAATGAGGAGAAGGGGGTGGGACAATGACCATCCCGTCTACCTACGTGAGTGGTGCGGGAGATGGATTCGCTCCGCAGACAGTTTGGTTTATAAATTCGACGAGGCTGTTAATTTGTACGACTCCCTCCCCACCATTGATTATGACTTCGAGTATATACTTGGAGTGGATTTGGGATTCAACGATGCAAGTGCGTTTACTGTTTGTGCCTTTAATAGGTACCTTCCTACTCTCTATCTTGTCTACGAAATGAAAGAAGTCGGGATGATTCCGGCAGTAATCGCCAAGAAGATCCAACAACTCATGGACGAGTATAAATTCATCAGAATTGTAATGGATACCGGAGGTCTTGGAAAGAGCATCGCTGAGGAATTCCGTATCCGTTATAACCTCCCCGTCTTCGCCGCAACGAAACATGACAAGTTTAGCTACATTGAACTTCTTAACTCTGATCTCCGCTCCGGGTTCGTCAAAGTCCCACCGAACAGCTTGTTGGCAGGTGAGTGGGGTTTGCTGCAGTGGCAGGAGGATAGAAAGTCCGAAGATAAGAGGTTTGAAAATCATCTGTCTGATGCCTTTCTTTATGCGTGGCGTGAGTCCAAACACTATTGTAGCGAAGAATTGCCATTTAATCCAACGTATGGTACTCAAGAATATTGGAAAAAATATTGGGATGAATGGGAAGTTAGAGAAATAATCAAAGTACAAAAAGAAGAAGAAATGGAATGGTGGGAGGATTTATGATAGGAAAAAAAACGTCTAAGCTCTTGGAAATGATGGAGAATACAGGTAAACTAGATGAGTTTCTAAGGATTCTTCGTGCAAATGGTGTTCAGGAATTTACCATTGGAGAGGTCAGCTTGAAGTTCACGCATTTTGTTTCCCTTCCCGCAGAAGGTATTAGTAAGTTTATTGATACCGCGCCGGAACGTGAACTGAGCGCCGAGGAAGAAGAAGAATTATTATACTATTCAGCAGGAGGGAGAGGGTAATGGCAAACGGAAACCCTTTGGCCGATCAGGCAGCGTTGGAAACACTTCAAAAGCTTCTGACTAATATCGATGCAGCCGAGAACAGGGAGTTGGCCGATCAGCTTCTAGAGATGATTTTTTCCAACAATACCATTAGCCAACAATGGAGCGAGACTTGGCAGGAGGGGGAGAAGAACCCTCGCATGGAGCTTGTACCATTGGTTCCCGAAAAAGAACCCACGCTCCCACCTATTGCGACTGAGCCTGATCCTGTCAGCGCTACTCCGCGCCAAGCTGCTGCATTAGATCGTGATATTACTACTAAGAAGCAGATGAGGTTGGAAAAGGAAATTGAGTCTAGAACGTTTGAACCTTCTGACCCCAAGGCAAGATTAGACGAATCAGTAGGGGAAGAGGCATATCTTGCCAAGAAGCAATTAGAAAAGGAGAATGCTTGGACAGTACCTCCTTCCAAAGCGCCTTCTAGGACAGGAGAGCCATCCCAACCATCAATGACGGTAGCGCCTTCTAAGCCAACAAAAGCGATGCAAGCAAAAATGGATGCACTACAGGCAGAGGCTGAACAGAAACGTGTGGAAGATCTGCGAGATGCTTCCCTTGATTTAACTTTGCAGAGTAATGCGGTTAAAGCCGATATACTGACTGAAAAGTTGAATCAATCTAGACTAGAAGTGCAGCGATTGCGGGAAGAGTATTCCCAAAGCATGATGGGTCTGTCACCGTCAGAAGCGAGGAAGTATGGCATATAAAGATAAATTCAACACCTTTTGGTGGCAAATGGACGAGACTAATATGTACTCGTATGTTTGGGATGCCGCTATGTATATTGCTGATAACCAACAATACCGTTCTTATGCCGATCTCCGGCATTTGCGCCTTTATGGGGGCTTGCCTATCGCAGGTCTAACAGCCAATCAGTACGCGAGAGCGCCTTCTACTTCCTTCACTGCTGACCAACGACTCACGCTGAATGTGGTTCATTCTATGGTTTCCACAATCGTATCAAAGATTATGAGAAACAGACCTCGTCCTTTATTCCTGACAAGCGGGGCAGACTATTCGATGAAGAGAAAGGCCAAGCTTCTCAACAAGTTCACGCAGGGCTTATTCTATGCAAGCAATATCTACGAGGTAGGCGAAGACGTGTGCCGGGATGCTTGCATATTCGGTACCGGGTTTATGAAGATCTACGAGAACGATGGTAACATTGTGGGCGAGAGGGTATTCCCCCATGAGATTCTTATTGATGACGCTGAGGCGATCTACGGAACCCCACGTCAAGCCTTTCAGAGAAAGCAGGTCAACCGGGAGGTTCTGATAGGTCTGTATCCTGAGAAGGAAAAAGAAATTCTAACAGCCACTATGGAGCGGGATGGAAGCTCCACTATGGCAATCGCTACGCATGTAACGGTAATCGAAGCGTGGCACTTACCCTCCTCTAGAGATGCTCAGGACGGCAGACACAGTATCGTGATCGACAGCGTAACTCTTTTAGACGAACCATATAATCGTCCGTACTTTCCTTTTGTTTCCCTTCGGTGGAGCGATAGAGGAATGGGGTATTGGGGTCAGGGAATTGCGGAGCAACTAACCGGATTGCAAATCGAGATCAATAAGATGCTTAAGACTATACAGATCTCTTTGCATCTATGCAGTGTTCCAAAGATTTTTATAGAGCGGGGAAGTAAGGTGTCGAAGGGCCATATCAATAATGAAATTGGTGGGGTCATCGAATACGCCGGAACTCCTCCGATATACAAGACTGCCAATGCGGTAAGTCCTGAGATGTTTCTTCACTTGGATAGGCTCTATCAGAGGGCGTATGAAATTGTGGGAGTAAGTCAGTTGGCTGCTTCTGCTCGAAAGCCATCAGGCATTGAGAGCGGCAGAGCGTTGCGTGAGTTCTCTGATATTGAAAGCGAGAGGTTTCTAGCTTTTGGTAGATCGTATGAGAAAATGTACTTAGATGCAGCGAGGCAGATGGTAAATATAGCAAGAGATTTGGCCGAAGACGGAGACAAGGATTTTTCTATTACGGCATTCTCTAAAGACAATATGGAAAGTATTGAATGGAAAGATATTGATCTAGCCGAAGATCAATATGTGATGCAAATATACCCAACTGCACTACTTCCGGTTACTCCGGCGGCAAGACTTCAGACCGTAGAGGAAATGATGAGATCGGGTCTTCTTTCAAGAGAAGATGGGTTGGCTTTATTGGATTTTCCTGATATAGAATCTGTACAGAGTTTGGAAAACGCTGCAGTGGAAGAAATCGATATGATTATCGAAACAATAATTGAAGAGGGGGTTTATATTGCTCCTGAACCATTTAGCAACTTGGCTCTTTCTATGAAAAAAATGAATCAAGCTTACATTCGTGCAAGGCTAGATGGCGTTGATGAAGATCGTTTGGGACTCATGCGGCGGTTTGTTGCCGATGCAAGTTCCTTAATGAATCAAGCCATGGAGGCTCAACAACAGCAGATGATGGCGCAGCAAATGCAAGCGGCTCAACTGCAAGCTCAGGCCCAAGCGGCCAACGCACCACCACAGGCAGAACCCTCCAACATAATGTCGGAGTTGGCACAGATGCCCGGACAAGAATTACCATCATAATTGAAAGGAAAAATGATGAGCGAAGAAAATAAAGAAGCAATACAGCAAGAAAATGAAGTAGCAGAAGAACCTAATGTCTTTGACGCAAGCAGGAAAGCCGCTGAACTTGCAGAAAAGGAGGCTTCTCTTCGACAGAAAGAGCAAGCCCTTAAGAGCAAGGAAGGGTCATTAGAGGAACTCAAGGGAAAACTCGATACCGTTGAAAACGATCCAATAGCATTCGCAGAGTCTATGGGATTAACTTACGATAAGTACACTGACCATCACCTTAATAGTCTGAGTCAATCTCCTGAAGATGCCTACAAAGCTGATATTATGAGTAAGATTGAGAATTTGGAGGGTCAGATAAAGGGACAAGAAGAGATTTCTGAGAAAAGAAATACGCAACATCAGGAAGTGGTTGCAAAAGAAGCCTATGAAAAAGCACTTGTGGAAGTGCGAGATTTCATAGATACTAATGAAGATGAATTTGATATACTGAGAAGTGCCGATGCCGAAGATGTCGTGCTGAGTGTTATTGGACAACACTACAGTGAGACAGGCAACGTGATGGATAAGCAAACAGCATGTGAAGCAGTCCAAAAGTTTTATGAGGAAGAAGCGAAAAGATATGTAGCTTCTGATAGGATGTTGGAGAAGTTAGGATTAGCAAGGGTAGGCGAGAGCCGAACAACCCCTGTGCCGCGAGAAACTAGGCAAAGAACATTAACTAATGATATCGGAACCCAATCTCCACGTTATGTGGATGATGAACCGATAACGAGGCAGGAGTCCATTGATAGGGCTGCAGCCAAGTTACGGTGGGGATAAAACTGAAAGGAAACGAACATGGCTCATCAAGTCTACGCTCACGTCAATATGTTCTCTTCTCCTGCGGGAGATTTAGATCTCGTCAGCTTTGAAGAAGCGTTAAAAGAGCATTATCATGGGCAACAGGTTACGGATTTAGTCTATAAGAATAGACCACTCCTAGCACTGTTACCTAAATACACTAAAATGGGT